TGGCTGCTATCGCATCCTTTCCCTGTGGGTTGCTCGCTGCCACGGCAAGCAGAACGCCTTTGAGCAACTGGTGCACGACGTTGAGCACTTCCATCTGCTGTGGATTCATGGGCCGGTCCTTTCTTGGCGTTGGTGTGTGTAGGAGCCACCATCTTATCGGGCTGGGCCGGCCCGCCCCATGCAGTGCTGACGCCTTCTGATCCATGACGACCTCTTTTGATGCCGTCGAGCTGCGCCTTGAGATTCCCAGGGCCGACATGGCCGTTTTGGACGGCTACTGCAACGCTACCGGCAAGTCGCGCGCCGAGTTGGTGCGGGCCATCCTGAATGATTGGTCTGCGGCTCGAGTCCATGAGGCCAAGATAATTTGCCGGGTGGCTGGCGTAAATCCGTTCGAGACGGAGGCCGACCGGAAATGACCGCCGCGCGCGCTCCGGCCCCACCGGCCCGACGACCACTTTCGCTGCGCGACGCCGAGGCCATGCTGGCCTACATCGACGGCGCAGAGGACCGCGAAACGTGGCTGGCCGTGGGCATGGGCCTAAAGGACGAGTTTGGCGACGCGGCGTTCGACGCCTGGGACCGCTGGAGCAGCCAGGCGCACAACTACGACGCCAAGGCCTGTCGCGCGTCCTGGCGCGGCTTCAGGGCCAGCGCCGGGCACGGCTACACCATCGCCACCGTCATCAAGCTGGCCAAGGACGGCGGCTTTCGCTTTGACAGCGCGCCGCCGCCGGCGGAGGCGCTGGCCGACTTGGCCCGACGCCGTGCCGAGCGGCAACGCCGTGCCCAGGCCGAGCGCGCCCAGCGCGAGGCCGACGCTGCAACCGCCCAGCAGCGCGCCCGCGACACCTGGGCCGCCGCCACCCGCACGGGCAGCAGCCCCTACTGCCAGCGCAAGCTCATCGAGCGGCCAGAGTCCATCCGCTACACCGCCGACGGCGGCATCGTCATCCCCATGCTGCGCTACGACCAGCCGCGCGAGCATGCCCTCAAGGGCGTGCAGACCATCGCGGCCGACGGCACCAAGCGCTTCACCTACGGCATGGAAAAGCCCGGTACCGCCTGCCGCCTGGGCCTGGTTTCCGTGGGCGAGCCAATTTTCATTGCCGAGGGCTGGGCCACCGCCTCCAGCATCCGCGCCGCCATCGACTGGCGCTTCCCGGTGTTCGTCGCCTTCGACGCCTACAACCTGCCCGTCGTGGCCGAGATCGTCTGGGGCATGTACCCCACGTGCCCGCTGGTCATCTGCGCCGACGACGACCACGCCACCACCCGCAACGGCCTGCCGTGGAACACCGGCCGCATCCAGGCCCAGGTGGCCATGGACAGCGTCATGGACGCCGGCGCGCGCCTGGTGGTGCGCACGCACCCGGCCTTCCTGCCCGGCACGCCGCGCACGCCTGGCGACACCGACTTCAACGACCTGCACCGACTCGAGGGCCTGGCGGCCGTGCGCGAAGCGATGCAGGTGGCGCTCGAGTGCATTGAGGAGCTGCGCCGCCATGCCTAACCCTGCCACCGTACTGGCTCACCCCGTCATGGACGACTACGACACACACGGCGCAGACCCCACACCGCCCGGGGAGGGGGGAGCATCGGCCAACGGCGGCTCTCGCCCCAAGCGCGAGAAGCGCAAGAAGAAGCTCGACAGCGGCCACCTGCAGACGCTGTTCCGTTCGTTCGCGTATCAGTACGGCAGCAACCTGGCGTGGGACACGGTCAACCGCATGCCCATCGTCATCAGCAACCTCCGCCACACCTTCGGCAACGACGAGGTGCGCATGTGGCTTGGCAGCGAAAAGCGCCGGGTCGTCATGCCCGACCAGATCGTGTTCGACCCCACCGGCCAGTGCGGGCCGACTGCGGTCAACCTGTTCGGCGGGCTGAAGATGGTGCCCATGGTCGGCAACTGCCAGCCCATCCTCGAGCTGCTGGAGCACCTGTGCGACCAGGACGAGGAAATCTACTCCTGGCTGCTCGACTGGATCGCCTACCCACTGCAGCATCTGGGCGCCAAGATGCCAACCGCCGTCATCATGCACGGCGACGAGGGCAGCGGCAAAAACATGTTCTGGGAGTGCGTGGCCAGCCTGTACGGCGAGTACGCCACCGTCGTCGGCCAGGACCAGCTGGAGGACAAGTTCAACGACTGGATCAGCAAGCGCCTGTTTGTCATCGGTGACGAGGTGCTGAGCCGCCAGGAGATGCGCCACCTCAAGGGCAAGCTCAAGGCGATGATCTCCGGCAAGACCATCCAGATCAACACCAAGATGATGCCGGTGCGGTCGGAGGCCAACCACGTCAACATCGTGTTTCTGTCCAACGAGCTGCAGCCCAACGCGCTCGATGCCAGCGACCGCCGCTACCTGGTCATCTGGACACCGCCGAAGAAGGAACGCGCCTTCTACCAGGCCGTGGCCGACTGCATGGCCAACGGCGGCCGCGAGGCCTTCCTCCACTACCTGCTGCAGCGCGACCTGTCCGCCTTCGATCCCTACGCGCCGCCGCCGCGCACCAAGGCCAAGGACGACCTGATCGACCTGGGCCGCCCGACCCCCGAGCGCTGGTGGCTGTCATGGTCCAGGGGCGAGCTGCCCGTCCCCCATCACAGCTGCAGCAGCGCGCAGGCCTACACCTGCTATCTGAAGTGGTGCAAGGCCGAGGGCGAGAAGTGGCCAGTGACCAACAACTGGTTCGGCCGCATGGTCCAGCGCATTGCTGGGGACGCGCTAGACGTCCGCCGCGCCAAGATCGGCCTGAGCACCGTTCGCATGTGGCTGACCGCCCCGCCCCCTCAAGGCGTTGACTTTGGGGCATGGTCATCCGAGACCATTGCCGCCTTTGACGAACAGCTGAAAGGGTGGGAAGTATGAGCGCGCGCGCATCCGGTGACGGCATGGTGACGGCATTTCGTGCATGCCGTCACCAAAAACACCAGAAGAATCAACGTGGTGACGGCATGACAGGCAGTGACGGCATTCCCTTATACCTACGTGCGCGCGCGCGCACGCACACAATACAAAATGCCTGTCATGCTTGTCATGCCGTCACCGCATTGAAAAATAAAGGGTTTTCGGTGACGGCATCCAAAATATGCCGTCACTGCCTGACACCGATGGAGGTGGTGGCATGCAGCTGACCATCACCACCAACCTGGCCGAGGTCCGCCGCCAGCTGGCCGGCCTGGAAAAGCAGGTCAACTTCGCCGCCAGCAAGGCGCTCAACGGCGCCGCCCGCGAGGTGCGCAAGGCCATCCCGGCCGGCCTGCGCCGCAGCCTGGACCGCCCGACACCGTTCACCGCCAGCGAGGGCGCGACCTTCGTCAAGCCGGCCAAGCGCGACAACCTGACGGCCGAGGTGTTGTTCAAGGACCGCCAGGCCAGCTACATGCGCTACCAGGTCGAAGGCGGCGTGCGTCGCCCTACGCGCCGCGCGCTGCGCCTGCCGTCTGCCATCCAGCTCGACCAGTACGGCAACCTGCCGCGTGGCATCATTCAGCAGCTGATCGCCGTGGCCCGCAAGGAGAGCCGCCTGGGCAAGCGCAAGGCGCGGCGCATTCAGGTCAGCAACAAGCTCGACCTGTTCTATGGCGACCCCAAGGACGTCGGCGGCCGCAACTTCCCACCGGGCATCTACAAGATCGTGCGGCTGTCGGCCGAGCGTTCGCAGCTGGTGCCGCTGATCGTGTTCCCCGAGACCACGGCCACGTACCGCAAGCGCGTCGACCTGCTGAGCATCGCGCGGCCGGTCGTTGCGTCGGCGTTCTCCCCCGCGTTCACGCGCGCCCTGCGCGAAGCCCTGGCCAGTGCGAGGTGACATGCACACCCCCCGGTCAAGGTACTTCCGCAGGCCCTCCATCGCGGGTCATTCGCGGCCGCCGCTTTTCGCTAGTGGCTGGGCTTAGGAAAGGTTACATGGGGCTCTGATCCATGCCACAAGTTACGCTCATGTCCATGACCGAGTACGCCGCCCATCGCGGCGTCTCGCACGTGGCCGTTCACAAGGCGATCAAGGCCGGCCGCATCAGCACCATCAACGGCAAGATCGACCCGAAGGTTGCGGACATCCAGTGGGCGCAGAACACCCGACCGCGTGCCGACAAGCGCCCAAACCGCGGCCAGGACGTGCCAGCGCCCACCGCGCCGGCCGCGCTCGATGCCGTTCCGCCGATGGCTGCACCGGCGGTGCCGCCGCTGGGCGCTGCTGACGACCGGGACGACGACTATTGGGCCGCGCGCGCCAAGCGCGAGCGCGCCGAGGCCGCCATCAGCGAGATGAGGCGTGCCGAGCTGGAGGGCAAGCTGATCCGCATCGATGCCGTGCGAGCTGCCTGGGCCAAGCGCATCACCAGCGCGCGCGACGCGCTGCTGCAGATCCCGCACCGCCTGGCGCCGGTGCTGGCCGCCGAGTCGGACCTGGAGCGCGTGGCGCAGCTGCTGGAGGATGAGCTGCGCAACGCCCTGGCCGAGCTGAGCCGCGGCGAGGAATTGCAAGGGGCGTGACGGTGGGCGCGATGGAGCAGATCACCACCGAGGACGAGGCCCGCGCTGAGGCGATGGCCGCGGCGCTGTTCGCGGAGTTCATGCGGCCGCCGGCGTCGATCACGGTGAGTCAATGGGCCGACCGGCACCGCCTGCTGTCGGGCAAGGCATCGAGCGAGCCGGGGCCGTGGTGCACCGACCGCACGCCGTACCTGCGACAGATCATGGACGACCTGTCGGCGCGCTCCACGGTGCAGGAGGTGGTGGTGATGTTCGCCGCGCAGCTGGGCAAGTCCGAAAGCGGCATGAACTGGCTGGGCTACATCATCGACAACGAGCCCGGCCCGGTGATGGTGGTGCAGCCGACCACCGACATGGCCAAGCGCTTCAGCCGCCAGCGCATCGCACCGATGCTGGAGGAGACGCCGGTCCTGCGCCGCAAGGTGCGCGAAAACCGCAGCCGCGACGACGCCAACACCACGCTGATGAAGGACTTTGCCGGCGGCGTGCTGGTGGTTTCTGGCGCGAACAGCGCGGCCAGCCTGCGCTCGATGCCGGTGCGCTACCTGTTCCTGGACGAGATCGACGCTTACCCACTGGACGTGGACGGCGAAGGCGACCCGGTGGCGCTGGCGGAAAAACGAACGTCAACGTTCGCGCGGCGGAAGGTGCTCAAGGTCAGCACGCCGACTACCAAGGGTTTCAGCCGCATCGAGGCGGCATTTGAGGCCACCGACGCCAGGCGCTACTGGGTGCCGTGCCCGCACTGCGGCGAATACCAGGTACTGCAGTGGGGCGCAGACAAGCCGCACGGCCTGAAGTGGGCCAAGCTGCCCGATGGCGCCCCGGACTTGTCGAGCGTGCACTACGTGTGCGCGCATTGCGGTGCGGCCATCGAGGAGCACCACAAACCGCAGATGCTGGCGGCAGGTGAGTGGCGTGCAAGCAAGACGGCAGCGCGGCCTGGGCGCATGACGGGCTACCACCTCAACGCGCTGTATGCGCCGCTGGGCTGGATTGGCTGGGCCGACCTGGTGGCGCAGTGGCACGAGGCGATGCTGGCGGCCAAGCAGGGCGAC